TCAGCGGCAGGCTGGCCAGGGCATCGGAGCGCATGGCGCTCAGGAACATCATGGCCACGGCGGCCTGGGCGCGCTCCTCGCGCAGTGTTTCCGCAGAAACGGCCAGCAGGGCGCGCACGGCCTCCAGGCTGTAGTATTGGTGGTCGACCAGGCGCGAGGCCAGCGAGGCGCGGCGCGGGGGCTGGAGGTATTCGATCCAGCTCTCGGAAAGGGCCTTGTAGCGCGGCCATTCGGTGCGGGCGAAGGTGAAAAAATCGCGCACGGTTTGCAGGGTCTTGGTGATGGTGACGGGGGAGAGAGTCTGGTCGGGCTGCTTGAGGCTGCGGCGTGTGACCAGGTAGGCGGGCAGGGTGGGGTCGATGCGGCGGGCGTCGCTCAGCAGGGTGGAGTCTGCCCATTCCAGCAGGTGGCGCATTTGGCCGCGGTATTTGTGGATGGTCTGTTCGTCGCGCTGTTTGGTGCGTTCCACGTGGCGCAGGTAGGCGCGCATGTCGAGCCAGTTCTGGCGGTTGATCATGCTGGCCTCGCATTCTCAGAGCGGCGCACGCGGTTGACGGTGGCGCCGCAGTCTGGGCAGGTTGACTGCATCAGCTCGACGTGGGGGCGGACGAGGCGCACGCTGGGGTCGACGAGCGGGACGGGTTTGCCGCAGCGCAGGCACCAGGCCTGACCGTCTGCGAGGCCAACGCGTTTGGATTTGCGCTGGCTGACGGTTTGCCTGGCCCAGGCCGCGAAGGCAGGGCCGTGTATCCAGAGTTGGCCGGTCTCATCGTGGACGACGGGCAAGCCTGCGGGGATGTAGGAGCGGTAGATCGTGTCGGGGTTGAGGTGGAGTTCTTCGGCCAGCTCGGTGGGTTTGTAGAGCATGTCGAGCAATCGTCCCAGGCGGATGACCTGGGTGTGCCGTAGATGGGGATTGCGCATGGTGACCTCCAAATGAAAAACGAGATGCGAAAACGCACGACCATGCCGTGTGGCAACGCATCTCATCTCTCAGGTGAGGCCAGACTCGCGCCTGGCAATATGAGCGGCACATTAAAAAAGTGCCGTTTTAGTCGGGGCGAAGAGATTCGAACTCTTGGCCTCTTGGAGATGAGGTGCTATCTGTAAACTCGTCGAATTTTTGTTCTATAAATATATTAGCTATATAGCCTGTGCTTATAGTCTTTTAGATATGTCCGAATGTGGTAATAAACATTACCCAGTTCGCGCGCGAGCTTTTCTGTAAAACCCGCCTCTAAAAGGAGTGCGACCAGTTCTTCTTCATCAAGCTTGACGCGAAAGCCATGACATGCATTTATAAACCTATAGAACAAATCCCATTCATCCTGATGCAAATGGTCTTTGGGGGCGTGTAAGATAAAGGTGTCGAATATTGTTTTTGTTCTGGGCGGGAGTTTGGGTCTCTGGGACATGCGATAATCCTTTTACGGAATAGCTGCCTCGTACTGTCGTGCTTTGTCTTCAGAAAGATCGCCATTGATTTGCACAACCACGTCACCCTTGACGAATACCCAGGAGAAGAATGCTGCGCTGGCTTTGCCCATTTCGGTGTAGTAATTTGACAGGGCGTCGCGGTCTTCGGATTTATCGCAGACGAAGATCCTGCCGCCGTTGTCAGGGCCAAGCGATGGAATGAAGAACCTGGTGCCAGAGCAAACATAGGGAGCGAAACCATAGTCATCCTTGGTAAGAGGCCTGGTGGTCTCAGCTTCGAGGCCCGCGGCTTTGAACGCGGCGGCGACGTCGTCGCTGGTGACCTTGCTGCCGCTACAGGCCGACAATAACGACAAGGATAGGGCGGCAATGAGAGCGAGCGCCAACACAAAGCGGGGGCTCATAACGCGGATGTGAATTGAGTTTTTCACGTATCCTCCTATCTAATCTCTTTTCAGAGCATGGGCTGCTGTTTCATAAAGCCACTTGAACAAGTACCACAAGCCAGCAAATAAAAGAATGTATAGATCAATGATTGCAATAAATGGGAAAATGAAGAACCAATAGATTAACCCAGATCCGCCTATCGGTATAAATGCGATTCTGCCGCCGAATTTGATAGGTTTATTGACAGGCTGGTTTTCTGTAAGCGTCGGTTGCGGTGTAATAACTGGGGTGGGTAATGGTGCTGGCTCATTTATTGGAGGCTCTATCTTTTTGGGGGGCAGAGTTGCATCGAACTCTTTGAGGTCAAGATCAAGGCGCACGCCAAAGTCTGCCTGTGTCCCATCGCGCTTGTGGAAGCCGCCCTTAATGCTGGCGTAGCATTCGCCGACTACGTCGACCAGGTTGAGTAATTCAAGCCTAGCGCGGTATCGTTTGGAGTTGGGGCGGGATAGATGTCCTACTACTTTTCCGTCGATTTCCACGCGCACGGCATTGCCTGGGTCGTATGGATTATCGTCTTCAAGGATCAGGCTTGCGATAAAGTCATCCGAGTCTATACCTTCGTCTTCACCCATATAGTTCGAAACGTCTTCGATGTTCTTGCGATAAAAAGACTCTCCCTCCACCAAGAGCGGATATGGTTCGGCGTGGCTGGTTTGGAACCTTACTGGGTTTTGCATTACTCCTCCACTTTTTTATAAATTGAGCATCTTGATTGCAATCTCCCCCAGGATGGCTGCCAGCGCGGCGAGAGCCACCAGGAGGATCGGGTCGATGGCGTACTCTTGAGGCGGCTGTTTTTTGTCCATTACCGTATCCAGTGACATGGGAATGAATATATATCTGCAAGCCGAGTGTAGTGAAGCGCTGCGCGATGGTACGCATATTTAAGAACATCCCGCGCGTCTTCTAGGTCAAGCTCCTGGATTGTTCGTAGAAGTTCGTCGAGAGTTGTCGTTTTTTCTGTTCTTGGATTTTGCATTGTGCTTCCCCTTTTCATCTATTAATTTCTTCCTGAACAAAGCATATTCAAGAATACTTATTTGCTCATCTTCGGGAAGATCAAGGGAAATGTACTTGACTTGCTCAACGATTTGAAGTTGCTCCACCTTGACGTGCAATCTTGTCGCAGCTCTGAACACCTCTTCAGGCGGACGATGCGTTGCGGTGGCTATTTTTACAACCATATCAATTGTTAGATTACGGTTACCGCTTTTTAAATGCGAAACGTGAGATGGCTGGACATCTATTCTGCGAGCTAGCTCGGATTGGTTTATCCCCTCTAATTCCATTATTTTATCCATGTACTCGCCAAAAGTGAAGCCTTCGGGGAGATCGTCTATTGTTTTCATCCTGTAACAAAAATGATAACATCCAGACAATTACTGTGGGTAACAAAAACAATTTACCACTTGACAACATTTACAATATAACTATAATGTGTCTGTAAGTAACAATAGTTTTTACCGAAAAGAACAAGGATGGCGTAAATGAGCAATTTGACCGCTCGCATTGCGGTAACACCCCAAAGCAATATCAAGGCCACGATTTTGGCCTCGCGCGCCGTGCGCTGGCAGGGCCACGCGCAGAAGTGCGACCTGGTCGAGGCGTGGATCAGCGACGCCTGGGAAGAAGCCAAACTGGCGGGCCTGGTGACTGAGGCCATGCTGGGGCCGACCGCTGAGGAAACAAAGCAGGAGGCGCAGGCATGAACTTCGCGCGCGGTTGTGCCCGTGTCATTCCTGCTTTGGTTGGTATTTGGCTGGTCGCCTGTCTCGCTCTGCTGTGGTTTGTGAAGTAGTCATGCGCACCGTCGACCCGAGCAATGCCAACCGTCAGCGCATCCATAGCCTCATCAAGCGGCAGCCTGATATCCATTTGACCACCATCATGAGCATCACAGGCCTCGCCCAGGGGTCGGTGCGCTACCACGTCAACAACCTGATCAAGGATGGCTTGATCGACAAGAGCCTGCGCCCGAAGCGCGGCCCAGACCCGAAGAACGGGCGCAAGCCTGCTGCGCCGAAGAGCGAAAAGCGCAAGTACGTGGCCATGCCCAAGGCCAAGCCGACGACAAAGGGCAAGGCCAGGGAACGCGCCCTGCAGCGCCGCATCGACAAGATCGTGGAAGCGGCCGAGCAGGCCAAGGCCGCCGCGGGCGTGGACGTGGTCTACGACTTCCGCAGGTCGTTTGGCGCGAGAGTCCGCGCGACGAAGCTCGGGTAGCTGGTGGGTCTCTGGTTTTCATCCTGACCCCATTCTTACACAGGAGAATACTCCCCCATGTATCCCCAGGTTTCCCCCACCTCCATCGCCGCCGTTTTGCTGGCCGAGTCGCTGTTCGGCGTTGGCTACAACCTGCTGGTCAGTTGGGCGCACAGTCATCGTATCTGGCACGTGTCGGTGTCGGTGGTGATCGGCGTGGCGGTGACGGGCCTGCTGCCGACCGCGGCCTGGTTTGGGGCAGACATGCCCTTCTGGCAGGCGGGCCTGCTGTTCCTGGCCTGCTTCGGTTCGAGCGGCATCTGGATGGTGATCGGCTCGACGAGGCGCACGGTGGCTAAGAGCCACAAGCGCCAAACCATCCCGCCGAGCGCCAGGCGCATCCGTGACGAGATCGTGATGGATCTCTCGACGCTGGCGGGCGAGATCGCCGACAGGGCCAAGGCTGGCAAGCTGGTGGCTGGTGACCTACCGCACTACGTCCACCAGCTGCACCAGGCCATTGGTGCGCTGAATAACTTGTAGCTTTACATCGGGATTTACGCCGCGCTTTATCGGTACTCCACCCGCCGCGGCAATCTCCCCCAGGGCGACCTCAACGCCCTGGGCCTGCGGAGAGCAACGGTTTGCAGTCGGGATGTCCCGCCCGCCCCCGAGGTTCGAGTCCTCGTCTCCGCCCTGCCGAAAGGCAACGTACCTCTCTCGTGGGCTGTCGGTCGCGCCGTTGGACGCGGCAGGCAGACCCGCCAAGCAAAAGGATGACAGACATGCAAACGACGATTGTGCTCGACCTCCTGCACGACAACCCCTACCAGCCGCGCCTGGTGGACGACCCTGCGCACATCGAGGCGCTGGCGCGCAGCATTGCCGCCGATGGCCTCCAGCAGCTTCCCAAGGCGCGCAAGGTGGAAGTTTGGTATCAGCTGGCCTTCGGTCACAGCCGCCGCAAGGCCTTCGAGTGGCTGGCTGCCAACTACGAGGCTCAGGGCCTGGCCGACCGCTACGATGGTTATACCTGCATGCCCGTCGAGATCGAGGAGATGGACGAAGAGACCATGTACCGCCTGGCCGTGACCGAGAACGTCCAGCGCAAAGACCTGGACCCGATCGAGCAGGCCAAGTCGATGAAGGTCTACCGCGACCAGTTCGGCAAGACCTCGACGGAGATCGGCGCGCTGTTCGGCATGTCCGACGCGACCGTGCGCGGAATGACCCGCCTGCTGGATCTGCACCCTGACGCGCAGGGTCTCTTGTCCAGGGGGATGATCAGCCAGGGGACGGCGCGCACGTTGCTGTCCGTGCAGAAGATCCTGGACGAAAAAGCGCTCAGGGGCCTCCTTGCCAAAATGGCGAATACGAGCGCCGACGACCACGAGCAACTCATCGAGAACATCATCGAGCGCAGCGACAACACCTTCGAAATGTGGAGCCGATGGGACAGCGAGCGCGGCAACAAGGCTCGCGCGGGAAATGACCTGTGGCTGCTGGACATGAAGAACTTCCCAAACAAACTGCTGGCTGATATGAGCGTCGTCGAGGCGGCTGAGTTGATCGGCATCCAGAAGGATAAGGCCGACTATGAAATCCTCAAGAAGTGGATGATCGATTACGACCAGGGCACGGAAACCACCGAGGACGGCTGGAATGCATTGGAGTTCTCGGGCCTGCACCAGGAACATATCGACCGCCTGCGGCACCTGATCGACCCGCCCGCGTGCAATGCCTGCCCGTTCTACGCGGTGGTGAACAAGGCGCATTACTGCGGGGTGAAGATCTGCCGCCAGCGCAAGACCGAGGCTTTCAAGGCGCAGAAGCTGGCCGACATGAGCCGCACGTTGAAGATCGCGGTCTACCAGGAGAGCGACGGCGCGTACCTGCTGCTCGATGAGGACATCGCGGCGCACAGGAAGGCTTTCGAGGCGCGTCACGCCGACCTGCGCCTGGTGCCCATCGCACTGATCAGGGGCTACGCGTATCAGCATTTCAAGGATGCCGACAGCTCCACCGCCAAGATCGTGGCGGTCGGGGAATCGGCCAGCAAGCTGGAGGTCAGCCCGCGCATGAAGACCAAGGGCGGCAAGAAATCTGAGAGCGAAAAGGCCGAGATGCGCGCCAAGCGTCTGTACCGCGCGCGGCGGCTGGAATTGACCTGGGAGTACACCGCCGAGGCGCAGGTCATCTTTGAGGGTGTGCCGCTCAAGGCTTTGCAGAGGGTGCGCGCGTGGCATTACGTGGGCGTCGTTGACGCTATCCCTGACGAATATAAGCATTCCGATACAGGGGCGGAAGACAGGCAGCTGGACTTTGCGCGCCGCGCCCTGGTTTGGGGGATGGTCGTCGAGAAGACGTCGTATTACGACCGCTCGAAGCTGGCCAAGGCCCTGGGGGATTTCGCGGCAGTGACAGGGGCGACGGCTTCGAAGGCGCTGACGGCGCGCGCCGCGGAGTGGGACGCCGAGATCGATGCACTGGCCAAGCCCGTTGCTGCGGAAACGCCCGCGAAGAAAACCACCAAAAGGAGCTGACCATGAATGGATTGATGTGGAGCATTTCATTCGCCGAGCCACACGTCGTCGACCGAATGTACACAGACGAGGAACTGGAGACGGCCCTGCAGCGCGGCGACCTGCCGACGGGCGCGATCTTGAGCCACTATCGTCACGGCTCGTTTGTGGTGGAAGGCCAGCCAGGCCAGCCGCAGGACAAGCGTCCCATGCACGAAGTTGCCAGCTAACGGAGGCTGAAATGAACAAATTGGACGAAAAACAATTAGACGCGGAAGTTGAGTTTTATCTCAAGCAGCATGTCGGAAAGCGGAACCCAATGGATCGCTGGGAGCTGATCGAGCGCGTGTTCAGGAACGGCGCAAGCTACCCCAGGAACGACAACAACGTTTATGACCGCCGCATCCGCGATTCTGTCGAGCGGCTGCGCAAGCGCCTGCTGATCTGCGACATGGGCGATGGGCGTGGCAGGTATCTGGCCGCGAACTATGGCGAGTTTGTCGAGTTCAACGCGAAATATGTGTCGCGCGCCTACCCGATCATGCAGACCTCGGCCGCTATGGAAAAGCTGGCAGCGGCCGCATTTCCAGATCAATATCTCGAACATAAGCGTGATCAGCTGCAGCCCAGCCTGTTTGGGACGATGACGGGAGCGCGGTCATGAAACAGCCAACCTGCACGGTATGCCATCGTCCGCTGAGCGACCCGTACAGCGTGGCCGTGGGCATGGGGCCCGAATGCAGGGGCGGGGCTTCGAGGCGCGGCATCCGCTTCCCGAAGGCCAAATACAGGGTGCATCATGGGCGCGTCGAGTTTACGGGCGTCGAGGGCTTCGAGGGGCCGCTGGGCGGGGTGCTGCCGCCGTTGAGCAAAAGAAAGGAACTGGACATCATGATGACTGGCATGTACTGGCAGAGCAACAAGCCTCTCGAAAAGAGCCTGCCCGAGGCCATCGCGTACTACCGCAAGAAGTACGGTCAGGAGCCGACCACGGCACGCGTCAACCCGAGCGTCCTCTCGCACGAGGTGGTGATGCAGGGTGTGACGATCAAGCCCATGCGCGAGGTGCCGCTGCTGATCCTGTGGCTGGGCGTCGAGGATGCCGCGCGCGGGGTCGAGCAGGCCAGCGCCGACCTGCTGCGGAGGGCGGAAGGATGAAGAGTCTGCTGAGGCAGATCGTCGACCGCGCCGCGTTGGTCGGGAAGGAGATCCGCTGCCTGGATGGCTGGCGCGTGATCCTGGATGTCGAGGATGGCGGACGCGTGGTCAATTTCTCACTGGACGATGAGTCCATTTGGACTATCGGATTATGGCAGTCTGTGGAGATACGAGATGTTGAAAAATAATCACTACCTGGGCAGCATCTTTTTGCAGGCCGCGGCCGCCGACAAAGACACGGCGACGCAGGCCGCGCCTGTGGAGTACGGGATCGTTGCGTGCACGATGGAGTGCCAGGGCGAATGCGGGCAGATCACACCGCACGAGCATCTCGGCCGCGGATGGTCGTGCTCGGTGTGCGGTACGTTCACGAAGGATGCCGCCTGAGATTGTTTTTTGAAAGAAGGATGAAATGAAATCAAACGTTGGTCTCGTAGTTTACGCAATCTTGTTCCTGGCGCTGATCGCGGCAGTGAACCTGCTCGGCAGCTATGACCCGATCACGCCCGCCGTGCCCCAGGCGCAGACAGCCATGATGATCGGCGGTCAGGCCACCAGCTGGCTGGGGGCATCGTTAAAGTGGATCTTCGGACTGACCCTGGGCGCGATTGGAACGGGCATCGGCTGGGCAATGTTCGGCGAGGCGCGGAAGGCATGCCGATTATGGCAGCGCCAGGCGCAGGCAGGCCGCTGGAATGGCGGGCCGAATGCCAACTGGCAGCGCCAGCCGTCGACGCCGCGCCTTTCGAAGCAGGACATGCTGCTGCTGGCGCTGAGCGGACGCCTGCCGCAGGGTGAACGTCCCGCTGTCACGTACCAGGCGCCTGCGCAGGCTGACGACGATCTGTTCATCGAGATGTGACATGCAGCGCATCCTGATCGTTATCGCAATTGCACTGGCACTCACGGCGTGCGGGTCGGGCATATCCGAGCGCGAGGCCGCGATCGTGGCCACGGATGCGGCCCTGGGCACGCCTCCGCCCGCCGAGTATCAAACCGCCGCGGCGCTCTACCTGCACGTGACGCTGACGCCGACTCCCGCCCCGCCCACGGCCACGCAGGTGACTGTGCTCGATTACGCAGCCACGATGGCCGCCAACGAGATGCTGAGCCTGCTGACCAAGCAGGCGGGAGAGGCGGAAACCGAGCGCCTAAAGGTGGCTGAGGCGCAGGCCCAGGCCGCAGCGGAGCAGTCGCGGCTCAATGCCACGGCGCGCGCCGACTCGTTGAATGCCACCATGACCGCCGACGCGCGCACCGCGCAGGCCGCGGTGGCCATGATGACCGCCCAGCGCTCCGACGATATGACACGCGCCGCAGTGGAGACCAAAGGCGCAATGACCGCCGTTGCTGTGGCAACGCACGGCGCAGAGACGCAGGCGGCGGCGATCACCACGGCCGAGTTCCAGCCGACCGCCAACATGTGGACGTCGACGGCCATCGCGCAGGAGATCGCCATCAAGCAGGGCCAGGTGGCAGACGTGGAGCTGGCGGTCGCCCGCCAGACGGCAAAAAACTACTTCGACGCCTTCCTGCCCTGGACGCTGACCATCGTGGCCGCGTACGTGCTGGGGCGAGGCTTCCAGACCTGGGTCAAGACCCGCACGCATCCGCGCGACGAGCACGGCCGCCCGCAGACCCTGCAACGCGAGCTGGCAGACGGGGGCGTGGTTTTTGTCAGGCCCGAGCAGATGGAGACTGGCATCGTCAAGGTCACGAGCGACGGGAGCGTGATCCGCTACGCGCCGATGGACAAGGGCGAGCAGTCGGACATCAACCGACGGGCGCAGATAACCGAGGCCATCGCGGCGCTGCCGATGCCGTACGCGCGCAACGCCCAGGGCATGATGCGCAGCGAGTTCACCGCGCAGGTTGGGGATCCGTCTGTGAACATTATGCAGGAGGCGCGCTCGCTGTCGCCTGTCCTGGACGAGGCCGAAGGCAAGCTGGTGGAGGAATGATGAACCTGCAACGATATTCGAAACATGCCACACTGACCGCCCGCGTGATCCAGCGGGTAATGATCAACGACCTGCGCCTGGTTCCGCCCGCCTCCTACACCCTGACCGAGCACAACGGGAACGTGTGGCTGGTGGCCGCAATGGACACGCTTTCGCTGGGTGGAAAACTGGAACCGTACGAACACCCGAACGTGGCGCACCAACTCTCGACCGCCCTGTCTGCGGCCTTTGGCACGCGGACGTCCATTCCCGTCATCACGGCCAACCACACAGGCCTGCGCTATTGCGTTCTGTTCGGGACAAAGCCCAGCCTGCCCCGCCGCGTGGATTTCCCTGGCTTTGGTGAGCGGGACATATTCCAGCTGGGTGTTGGGCTGCGCGGCGCGGTAAACATGCAGGCGCGGATGATGAAGAACGTGATCATCGGAGCGGCCCAGGAGCAGGGCAAGAGCAACATCCTGCGCCTGATCGCGCACCAGGCGCGGGCGTTCGGCTGGTCGTTGTACCTGGCCGACAGCCAGGCGCACACGTTCAACCCCGACGTGTGGGGCGGGATTGCCAGCCATCCCGTGGCGACATCGGTCGATGATCTGCACAGGCTGTTGGCCACGCTGAGAGGCACGTTGGAAGATCGCTCAGCGCAGTATCGGGCCGCGGCGAATGGCGGCATCCCGCCCGCGGACATCGACGCTTACAACCTGATCGCCACGCCCATGCCGCGCATCCTGCTGGCCATCGACGAGGCCTCGACGCCGCTCCAGGATAAGCGCATCTTCCGCGAGATCGCTGCGCTGCTGCGCGAGGGCCGCAAGTGGGGCCTGCACATCGTCATGGCGGGGCACGAATGGCACAAAGAGGTCATCCCTGCCGAGGTGAACGACATGCTGCAAACCCGCATTGCCCTGCCCATGATCGACGAGGGCAGCGGCTACGTGGTGACACGTTCGCGCACCTGGGGCCGCTGGGTGATCGGCAAGCCCGCTGGGCGGGGTGTGCTGCGCACCAACCAGTACACGCCGATGCAGTTCTACCTGGTGACGCCCGAGCAGGAGACGGAGTGGTTGTCGACCGTCGCGCCGACTTCTGCCTCCCCTTTGACAGACGGCGAAGCCGTGTTGGTGGCGCGCTCTGTAAGCGAGGTTGATGGGCGTATGTCCATCCCATTGCTGAAATCGTGGGGCATGGAAGAACGCGAAGCGCGCAACCTGGTCGAACGCTGGGAACTGCGCGGATGGCTTTTCAAGGATGCGCGGCAGGGTAATGCCCGCTGTGTAACGCCGAAATTGCTGGATTTGCTGTCAAGCCGTCAAACCTGTCAAACCGCGTCAAGCCCCCAAATGTGGTGTCAAACCGATGTCAAAGCCTCTCAAACCCAAAATATGGAAGGAGCAGAATGAAAGCGCAGGATTATCTCACTTTGACGGCCGAAGCGCGCAAGGAGCAAAAGGCCTATTACGCAACCAGGGGCAAATTCCCGATTGAGGCGCAGCAGCACCTGATGGCAGCGAAGGCGCTGGAGAAGCGCATGGACGCTGTCATCGCTGAGGGGAAGCTGGAGCCTGACGAGGTCATCACGACCACGGCCAGCGCGGAAGAGCAGCGTCAACTGCGCCTGCACCTGGAACCAGAGCAGAACGATTAGAGGAGCATCGATGAAACGTATCACAAACACAAATCTTTTCTGGATCGTCTACGTGGCGTTCCTGGCCGTGCTGTGGCCTCAAGCCGCGTGGACAATCGGACAATTCCAGGACGCGGCAGGGATGCAGTGGTCGGTGTTCGGGGTGTCCGCCTCGCCGCTGGCCTGGGCGCTCTCGGGCGTGTTCGAGGCGACCATCGGCATCGTGACACATCGCCTCAACGAGCATTGGCAGGAGATGCCGAAGCGGTTCAAGGCCGACGACATGCGCAAGAAGCGGATCGCGTATCGCTGGGGCAATGCCTATGCAGTGGCGCTGGTCATGGCGATGGTGGTCTCGGCGGTGGCGAATTACACGCACGTCGTCCAGTTCACCAACGCTACGCTGGCTGTGTTCGACGGCGCCGAATGGGCTATTCGGCTGTACCAGGTGCTGTTCGGTCTGGCTCTGCCTGGCATTTCGTTCGTATTCGCCCGCGTTCTGTCCACCATGCAGGATGCCGAACAGGAGGACGACCCAGCATTCGCCAAGGCGAAAGCCGACCTTGCGGAAGCGAAAACCACTATTCGGGAAAAGGATGCCGCTATTCGGCAGGCGAATGAGGCTGTTCGGGATGCCGAACGACGACTGAATGAGAGCGAACAGCGGTATCGGGCGGTTGGTGACGTCGTTCGGTTTCTGTTCGGCACGGATTTGGCCCTGCGAGATCGGATTCGGGGCGTCCGAACGAGTTGGCCGAACCTGTCTCAGAACGGAATTGCGCAGGTGCTGGGCTGCTCGGTAAGCACCGTCAACGAGGCCTTGCAGGGTTACGTGATCGAGATGCCGCAGATGGTTGAGAGCGAGACTGTATGAGCACGCTCGTGATGGGTTTGGTCTGGGAACTGCCAGAGGTGCCAGAGTTCGGGCGTCCTGAGAAGTACGTGCTGCTGGCCTATGCCGACCATGCCGACAGCAACGGCCGAAACGTCTATCCGTCCATTGACCTGATCATGCGCAAAACGTTCTACGAGGAGCGGGCTGTGCAGGTCATCACGCGCAAGCTGGAGAAAGCTGGATTTCTTGTTCCTGACGGCGTTGGGCCGCGTGGGACGAACCGCTGGCTGATCCCTGTGGCGCGCACAAATGAGGGGGGTGCAAAAATTGCACCCGTGCAAAATGCAGAATCAAAAAATGCACCCGAAGGGAATGCACCCGAAGGGAATGCACCCGAACCATCAGTAGTAGTTAATAAAGATGAGAGATTCGGGAAAATTGCAAACGCGCTTGCGACCGCCACAGGCGGAGGCCTGGGAGCCAACTCCGCGGACATGATCGATGCCTGGATGAGCGTTCACACGGACGAGTGGATTCTCAAGGCCATCGAGATGGCGAAGGCGAAGCGGGCGCGTTCCGCGAATTATGTCGACTCCATCCTGATCGGGTGGGAGGCGAACGGATATCCACAAACACGAGACCAGAAGGTCGAAGGAGCGAAACATGCAAACAGCAAGACAGGTAATTCCAGCCGCATCCCAGCGCAGACTTATCCCGTCCCAACCGATGCCGACCGCGCCGCGGCCGAGCGTGTCAAAGCCCGCCGACAACATGGCCGTGTGTCCTGAGTGTGGCGGCGCCCGTCAGGTACGCTACGACGTGCCTTTTGGTGATCCGCGTTTCGGCAAGCTGTTCGCGTGCCCTGCCTGTAACTCGGACGCGTTGATCGTGTCCGCTGGCCTGAACGAAGCCGAGCGCAGCATCCGCCTCGACCAGATCGAGACTGACGGACGGGCGGGCGCGGCCGCCATGCTGAGCGCGTCCAGGGCGTGGATCGCTGGCGGGCGTGTAGGCTGGCTGTCTGTCCACGGCGGGTATGGATGTGGCAAGTCGACGCTGCTCAAGGCCATCGTCAACGAGTGCATCGCGCACCACGTCGAGGCGCGGTACGTGAGCATGATCCAGGTCATGGCGTACGCGAAAGAGGCGTTTGCGTCTGGCAGCAGCGAGCCTGGAGACAGTGATTTCTCGCGCATTGCGAAACTGGCGCGCGTGCAGGTGCTGGTGATCGACGAGGTCGACAAGGCACGTCAGACCGAATACGCGCGTGAGATACAAACGCATCTGTTCGAGGCACGGTACCGCGAGATCGGCCGCCTGGGGACGGTGCTGGCCTGGAATGGTGATTTCGCTGCGCTGGACCTGCCCTGGGTGCGGTCGCGGTGCAGCGAGGGGATTGTCGTACACAATCAGGACGCCGACATGCGTCCGCTATTGGGAGAGCAGGCATGAATATTTTGCACAACATCGATGACGTCCGCGCGGAGGTCATGGCGCTGGAATACGCGGAGTATTTTGACCAGTCCGCGTGGGATCGGGTGCTGGGTGCGCTGGTAGACCGACCGTGCGCGCTGGCCGACGCCATGCGCAGAATGGACACGGCCAGCAGGAATCAGCCCGTGTGGGTGCCGATAATCGTTTCCGCGGAAACGGTGGAGGTGATGGCATGAATATGCGCGGCACAACAGACGCGCCTGCCAAGTTTAGGCCTAATTTGTCCATGACCGTCCTGCGCCGACAGTTATATCAGCGCAGGCAGATCGACGTGTCCATTCACAACCTGGCGTGCTCCATGTTCAAGGTCACGACCGAGGTCAAGTTTAGGATCGGCGTCCGCGAGTATTTCGGCGCAGTCAGTGAAGTTGTCGGAGAGCCAGGCAGCACGCGGGTGCGCGTCGTCAACCTGGCGACTGGCAAGGAGCGCGATCTGGCGCTCATCGAATCATCGGGATTGTACAGGAGGCATAGCATGCTTGCATCAGACATCCAAAAACGGATCATGGGATTTATCTATGCTCGGAGCGGGTTCGAGCCGCGTCGTCAGTACGTGGGCATGAGCCACATTGCAGACTGTCCGCGCAGGCTGGCCGAGGACATGCGCAAGGGTCAGGCCGCCGACGACGAGCGTCACCGCATGGCGTTCCTCGGGTACAGCATCGAGCAGATCGAGCGCGACATCCTGATGAGCACGGGCATTATGCGCGCGGCGGGACGCGAGATCGTCGCCGAGTTCGATGAGCGCGTCCGCGGGCATGTCGACGGGGAGACCGTCGACGGCGACCTGATCGAGATCAAGTCGGTCAGCGTGCTGCGGTTCGAGAAAGTGCTGGCCGAGGGACGTGCGCTGCGCGCACACTTCGAGCAGGTGCAGGCCTACATGCACTTTGGCGGATACAGGCATGCCGAGATTGTGTACGTTTGCCGAGACGATTTCAGGCACAAGGTGATCCACGCCGCGTATAACATGGGCGTGGGCGAGAGGCTCGAAGCCAAGGCGCGCGCGCTGCTGGCTGCGCTGGACGCGAACGTTAAGCCAAAGTGCGAGTGTGGGCGATGCCAAGCATAACGCAAACTGACCCCTCTCCGCGCAGCGGCTTCGATCTGTCCTACGTTCCGCGCTTGTGGCGGTGCGATGTCTGTGGTCGGTCGCTGGGTGTCATCCTGCGCACGACCAGCCGAATTCGCCGATTGTACGTGTTCGTCCAGGCCAGGGAGGCCGAATCTGTGTTTTCCTGGACAGGTACGCTGCCGCGCGGCGAGTTCCGCGCGCCTGGGATGGATGCGGGCGACGTGGAGTGCTCGCACTGCGGCAACGTTCAGCCGTGGAGCATGAGCGAGGAGTCCATGCGCAGGCTACAGTCCAGCCTGCGGCGGATGCACGAGAGGGGAGGAGGCTAAAACGTAGAAAATAACTGACGTATAATATTTTATAAATCGAGCGACCGCTCTTGTGCGGTCATCGTCGGACTAGCGCCCGACATGCGACAGCGATGTTGCATGTCGGGCGCTTTTAATTTCATCCCAAAAGGAGATCGAATGAAACGCTTTACAACCTTGTTTCTGTTCGTGTTTGTGTTGGCGGCGCTGCCGCTGATGGCCTTCGCGCCCATGCCGTCCAACGTCCGCCCTGTCGACGGTTCGCCTGATGTGCTGCATGTCATCCTGACCATCTCGTTCGGGTTTGTGTCGCTGGGCGGAGCGTCCGCGCTGGTGGCGGCTCTTGTCAGCCTGGGCAAGGCCATCGGTATTGTGGCCGATTCCACGTCCGCGCGCTGGGCGGCTGGGCTCAACCTGCTGATGTTTACAGTGTTGGTGCTGTTCGGCGTGTTCCGTCCTGAGATTGCGCTGGATGTCCTGGACGGTTACGCGGGCCAGATCGCGCAGGCGCTGCTGTTCATCCTCGGGTTTATCGTGCAAATGATCGGATCGAAACCCGTGTATGACTGGCTGCGGGCCGCCAAAATCCCGCTGCTGGGAAAGTCGTATAGCCAATAGAGTCACGCGCCTGGGCGGCGGGAAACCGTCGCCCAGGCTGGTGGGATTATGCCTCAGCGAGCACTGCACCAATGCGCTTATCCAGGATGCACGACGTTGATCCGTGACGGGTCACGCTGTCCGCTTCACGCGAACAAGCAAACCGTCGAGCGAGACCCGGACGTGAAGCGGCTGTATAACACAGCCCTCTGGAAAGCCATGCGCATCCGCCAGCTGGCGGAGTATCCGTGGTGCGCCAAGTGTCTGGAGCAAGGCATCTACACGCCCGCGACAGACGTCCATCACGTTGATCGGCACCGTGGAAACCTTGTAATCTTTTTCAATAGTCCGCTGCAATCGCTTTGTAAACCGTGTCACTCGGAAGAAACCGCGAGGGAACTTGGCTGGATATAGATACCCCCCCCTCGAAAAAGTTTTGATGTGGGGGAAAAGAGCGGCGGGGCTCTCATTTGCGCGAAAGAGTCCCCGATCGCGCGCAGTTTTTTATAGCCTGCTGGCGTACGGCGGGGCCTGCTGGCTGGGCCTGGGCGGCGGCCTGGGGCGGGAGTCGGTGCGCTGATGCCAACTAACGTTGTCGCAGCTGCGACCATGCAGGTCGGAAAAAAGGGCGGGGGGAAGCACCACACCAAGGCGGAGGTGGAGGCTCGGCAGAAGGCGGCCGAGGCGTTCGAGCGGACTGAGCCTGCGCCGATCATCAGGCCGCCGCTGTGGCTGTCTAAGGGTGCTAAGAAGATTTGGAAAAAGAAAATTGCAGAAATCGCCGGGTTGAAAGGCGGCGCAGATCTACTGGATGCGCTCGATGGCGAGATGCTGGCGGTTTATTGCGATGCGGTATGGAAATACATGCAACTCTCCAACCTGGACGAGCCGTCGCTGGACGATCACAAGATGCTGGCCAGCTACATGAGCAAGATGCTCCAGTACGCGGACCGTCTCGGGTTCACGCCAGGCTCGCGCGCGCGGTTGATCAAGAAACGCGCGGAAGCGAACGATGATCCGTTTGGGATGAAATACGACTGATGACAACTTTCCACCCTGCCACCCGCTATGCGTTGGATGCTGTGCTGCAAAAAATAACCGTTGGTCGGTTCGAGCGGCTGGCCTGTTTGCGGCATCTGTATGACCTGGCGCGGGCGGGACAGCTCCCGCCGAAGGTTCGGCAGCGCGTCGAGGCGGCGACGGAGATGCCAGTGCCAGCGCATGACCCCAATTTTCCGTGGATGTACGACGGGGAGCAGGCGTCGTTTGTGGCCATCGAGTGGTTTGCGCACCTGGTCCACGTGGAGGGGGAGTTCGCAGGCAAGCCCATCGAGTTGATCCCTGCGCACGTGTTCGACCTGTCGATGATCTTCGGATGGGTATCCCGCGCGGAGCAGATCACGCGCACGAACGGACGCGCGGTGGGGGTGCGCAGGTTCAACATGGCGTTCATCACCGAGGGCCGCAAGAATGCCAAGACGACGCGCGGCGCGGGCATCGGCCTGTACATGATGATCGGCGACATGGAGGTGGGTCCGTCGGTGTATTGCACGGCGTACGACAAAAAGCAGGCGGGCGTGCTCTATAACTACTCGCGGCGGATGGCTGAACTTAGCAGGGACATGCGCGCGCGGCTCAAGATCGGCGAGTATCGGCTGGTACATCGCACGCGCGGCGGGGAGATGGTGGCGTTTTCGGGCGAGGTCAAGAACAAGGACTCGTTCAACCCGAGCTGTGCGTTCATCGACGAGTACCACGCGCACCCGACGTCGAAGCTGTTTGACCTGATGGTGACCGCGCAGGGACAGCGGCAGCAGCCGTTGATCCTGACCATCACCACGGCGGGCGATGATACCGAAAGTCCCTGCTACAAGGAGTACGAATATTGCAGGATGATCGTGGAGGGTTCGGTTAGCCCGCAGCCAGGCGCGACGCACAACGAGCATTATTTCGTGATGATCCGCCAGATGGACGAGAACGACGACGAGCACGATCCCTCGAACTGGGTCAAGAGCAACCCGCTGCGCTGTGCCAACGTCAAAGGCATCGCCAGGTTGAAACAACAGCACGACACGGCGTTCGACTCTGGTATCCAAAGCAAAATCAGGTCGTTTCGCGTCAAGAACCTAAACATCTGGGTGCATGGAGATGCGGATAACTCGTACCTGGGCGAGTGGATGGCTGGGGAGGGGGCGAAGCTGTCAAAATGGGATCAGATGGGGGTGGGGCGGGATGAGTTCCAACGTCTGACCGCGGACGGGCTGTGCCTGGTGGGCGTCGATATGTCCAAGCGCATCGACCTGACGGCACTGGCGTTCGTGTTCGCGCTGCCCGATGGACGCGTCGCGGTTTCGGCGCATGGGTTTATTCCATCGCAGGCCGTAAATCAGCACGAGAAAACAGACAAAATCCCCTACCGCGTTTGGGCGGAGGCGGGCTGGCTGACGATCACGGATGGGGCGGTGACAGATTACGCCAGGCTGGAGGAGATGATCCTGCTGCGCGACGGACGCTGGGCGGACGCGGGACTGCTGGAGGCTGAGTACCTGGCGCGCATCGAGGCGGATTATCACGGCTGGCACGTGCATGAAATTTGTTATGACCCCTATGAGGCGACCAGCTTCAAGAACAACATGGACGCGCGCGGATATACGACGGTTGAGGTGCGGCAGATCATGGCCAACATGAACGAACCCACCAAAACATTCCAGGAGCTAGTCGCGGACGGCAAGATCGTGCATGACGGTTCGCCGCTGCTGCGCTGGTGCGCGGGGAATGCGCGTTTCATGGTCAACAGCAAGGAAAACATGATGATCACCAAGAAAAACCAGAACGACACGCGCCGCATCGACCTGCTCGCAGCGACGCTCAACGCCATGAAACGGTACCAGGCGCTGCAGAGCCAGGCCGCCGTAGATCCAAACGACATCGGAGTTTGACATGAACCGAAGCAAATCACGTCTGAAATCAAACGAGCGGGCCGCCCTGCGCGAGATGGGCAGGGATGTGCTGGCTTTGCGCTACGACTGGCATAGGCGTCTGCGCAATGCGCTGCTGGCGCTGGCCATGATGGACCCGGGCTGGATGGCCTGGGCCGAGGCAGATATCGACGAGCAGCGTATGAGCGTGCAGGCCATTACACGTTTGGTGGAGGGACGCGCGGGAGCTTGCGTTTTGAAACATCACCAATGGCTCGGACGGGCGCGAGCTGGCGCTTTGCTATTCGACAACGGTTTTATGTTTAATGATCGCGGCGATATGATGCAGGTGTGAGAGGCAATTGACATCATGCGGAAAATGAATATAATCAATGTATCTCACAGAAACAAAGCGGTTATGTTTTTTAATCGAATATCTTCGATGGTAAACCACCGTCAATCAGCACCGCTTGTTTCTGTGAGAAGTTTCAAGTCGCTGGTTGGCGGTGTTTTGCGTCGAAAGGTGTTGACGATGGCAGATAAAAAGTTACTTGAACAACTGGCTGATGTGATACGGATGAAGCATTACAGCCTCAAGACGGTCGAAGCTTACGTGAATTGGAATAAGCAATTCATCCTTTTTCATGGCAAGCGGCATCCGCGTGAGATGGGGCTGGAGGAGATTAAGGCTTTTTTGTCTCACCTGGCGAACGTTCGGCGAGTGTCTGGATCGACGCAGAACCAGGCTTATTACTCAATCCGTTTTATGTATTTGCATGTCCTCAACATGCAGATCGCTGGGATCGATGAGCTGGCGGCAAAAGCGGCGAAGCATCTCCCGATTGTTTTGACGCTGGAGGAAACCGCCAAGGTGTTGGAGAACATCGAAGGCGAACCGTTCAGCTTGATGGCGCATCTGTTGTATGGCGCTGGGCTGAGGCTGAAAGAGTGCCAGCAGTTGCGCTTTAAAGACATAGAATTTTCCAGCGGGATTATTGTGGTCAGGGGCGGGAAGGGGGACAAGGATCGGACTGTGCCGCTGCCCAGAAAGCTGGTCAAGCCGCTGATGGATCAGATGGCAATAGCGCGCCGATTGCATGAGATCGATGTGCAGCGTGGAATGCCTGGCGTGCAGGTGCCTGGGGCGCTGGATGTCAAATATAAAAACATTGGGTGTGAGCTTGGTTGGTTCTGGGTTTTCCCTGCGCAGGGGTACAGTGTAGACCCTGAAAGCGGGATTAGACGACGGCATCACCAACACGAGAGTGAGCTGCAGAGGGCTATTCGCGCGGGTGCGAAACGGGCGGGTGTGCTGAAGCACGTCACGCCGCACACGTTTCGGCATTGTTTTGCGACGCATCTTCTGTGGGGTGGGTATGATGTGCGCACTGTTCAGGATTTGATGGGGCATCAAAGCATAAAGACAACGATGATATATCTGCACATTTTGCAGCCTGCTGGCTGGAAAGGCGTGCAAAGTCCGCTGGATAATAATCCTGTGGAGAGTCTTATCTGTCGGTAGATGGATAAGGATAGTTGGCACGCTCCCTTGCAAACGAGTTTCCTTCCAACCCTTGACAGCGTTACAGTAACGCGGTAAGATTAGGTCAATCAAACAAGGAGATTGACATGAACAAAATCGAACTCGAAACTGGTTTCTCTGAATTTCACGGCAAAGGCATCATCTGGTGCGGCAAGGATACCAAGAAGGTTTCTCTTGAAAACCTGCTTCATCACATTGACCTGTTCCGCATTGAGTTCACCGACTCAATCCCAGCGGTTGAAGATGGCAAGGTTATCGGTCACGCTCGCAAGGTGATCGGCGGCAAGGCTTGGGTTATTTATGTCCAGTAAATCAGTGCGAGTTTTCAATCTAGCAACAGGTGAGGAGCGCATGTACTGGTGCGCTCCATTCACCGCTGTTGTTTGTGCGTATGCTCAGTCTATGCACAAAGATTTCAACACGTGGATGTATGCAAAGTATTTTCCTCTCGTAGATTACACCCGTCACACATATCTGCTTGGTGATTGGAGCGTGCTACATGGTCAATAAAGATAAAACTGGTAGTGATCGTCAATCCCGCTTGCGTGCGTCTCGCGTGAAGTGGCTTGCTGAAAATGCTTATGGCTTATCGGCAGAAGGTCTAATTGGTGCGCTCATGCGTGGCGAGTGTTCTCTGTCATGGTCAAGCGTGCCAACATCGCGTGCACTGGACGGGGCGAAGCGCACGGCTCAAAAAGGTTCTATTAGTGGCAAGCGTTCTGGTAGGTCGCCCCGCCAGTAACGCAAACCGTTATAGAAATTGCCCCTTGCAAAAAATAGAAAATATATGCTACACTAACGACGTGGTTGGGCGACGTGCCCCCCTCACGCCGCCCGCCACAGCCTTATAATCTGAGTCGCCCGCTCTCGTGCGGACAAAGTTGGAGATGAACGCCCAACAGTCAATTTTGACTGTTGGGCGGTTTTTGTTTAACTATCATGCTAAAAACCTTTGCGAAGTACCTCGACGATGTTGCAATGATCCTGGGCTGTGTCTGCCTCGTGTATGGCGTCAGCCTGGTCTATGTGCCCGCCGCCTGGATAACTATGGGAATCCTGCTGGTGACTGGCGCCTTTATGTACGGGAGGTCCGCGTGATCGTCGGGAAAATCGCCAAGTCGTTTCGCAACACGGCCACCAGCATGACGCTGTCGCAGTTGGTCGACGGGCTGGGCGCTACCAGCTCGGGAGAGGTCGTCACGCCCGACAGCGCCAAAAGCATCGACATTGTTTATCGCGCGGGCAACATCCTGAGCGATGACGTAGCCAAGCTGCCGTTCCAGCAGATCCAGCGCGTGGGGCGCAGCATCGAGCAGGTCAAGCCTGACGCGTTCCTGCGCAATAACGCCTACCTGCTGGAAGTCACTCCCAACGAGTGGGGCTGGACGCCGTTCCTGTTCAAAAAGCAGATCATCCTCTGGCAGTTCCACCACGGAAACGCTTATATCTGGTCGCCACCCGTCTGGCCGCCTCAAAAACTGATCCTGCCCGCGGACCGTACCAAACCCGTGTTTGATACGGCGGGCAATCTGTGGTATCGGCATACGTTCACCAACGGTCAGACCGAGTACATCCCAGGCGTGGAGATCCTGCAACTGCTGATCAACCCTGACGAGACAGGCATGGAGGGGCGCGGAGTGATCCAGTACGCGCGCGAGACCATCGGCCGCCAGCTGGCCGCGTTCAAGACGCAGGGCAAATTTTACGCGCAGGGCCTCAACCCGTCCGCGTACATCACCGTCAACTCTCCGCTGGATGCGACAGGCCGCGCGAAATATCGGGACTCGTACGGCGAGGCCATGAGCGGCACAAATAACGCCTATCGGCTGGCCGTGTTCGACAGCAAGATCACCAGCTTTCAACCCATCACCATGAAACCCGCCGATGCCGAGTTCCTGGAAAGCATCGACGCGAACGATGTGCGCCTGGCCACCTTCTGCGGCATCCCGCTGCACATGCTCAACCGCGGCAAGGAAGCCTACAACTCGAACGAGCAAAAATACATCGAGTATTTGCAGGGCTCGCTGGACGCGTACCTGGTGCCGTTTGAGCAGGGCGCGCGCATCCGCTGGCTGCGGCAGGACGAGCAGGCCACAAACTATTTCAGGTTCGTGCGCGAGGCTTTGCTCCGCATGGACGCAAAGGGGCGCGCCGAAACCAACGAGATCCGCATCCGCAGCGGGCAGATGACGCCCAACGAAGCCCGCGAAAAGGACGACGTCAGCGCCTATCCTGGCGGGGATAAATTTTACATGACCAGCAACTACACACCGATCAACGGAGATCAAAATGCCTAATCAGCCCATCCGCGTGTTCGAGGGCAATGCCCAACCGTTCGAGCCGTTTTGGACGTTCCGCAACGCGGCCCAGTCTGAAAGCGGCGAGACCGAGGTCGAGCTGTACGGCCCGATCTCCGAGTTTTCCTGGTTTGATGACGAGGTCACACCGAAAAAGTTCAAAGACCAGTTGTATGCCAACGGCCATGCGCCTGTGACGGTGCGTCTGAACAGCTACGGCGGCGACCTGATCGCGGCCTCGGTTATCGCGGCCATGCTGCGCGACTATCCAGGCAAAACCACGGTCAAGATCGACGGCGTGGCGGCCTCGGCGGCCGTGATGGTGGCCCTGGCGGGTGACAGGATCAAAATCCAGGCCAGCGCCTACATGATGATCCATAACCCGATGGTGGGCATCCTCGGGTATTTCGGCGTGGATGAACTCAAGGGGCTGGTCGACGAGCTGAAATCGATCAAGAGCGGCATCGTCGAGGGCTACACCGCCCGCACGAAACTCGACTCGCTCAAGCTCTCGAAGATGATGGACGACGAAACCTGGATGACCGCCAGCGAGGCCATTGCCAACGGGTTCGCCGACGAGATCGTCAGCGGATCGTCCAAGGCCAGTTACGTCAACCTGGCCAGCATGCAAGCCAAATTTGTGAATATCCCGCGCGCGCTGTTGGAACCCCAGCAACCCGCGGGTAACGAAACCGAGCGCCGCGCGCAGCGTCTGGCCGCTCAAGCCCGATCATACCTAATCAAGGAGAAATAGCATGACCATCAAAAATCTGTACGACCGTGTCATGAAGGCGAACGCTGAGCGCAACCGCATCGCGTCGGATGTCGTCCGCCTGAACGACGAAGGCAAGTACGACGAGGCGCTCGCTCTTCAGGGGAGCCTCGACGCCGCCAACAGCGAGTACGACCAGTCCAACAAGTTGTACTTGTCCACCCTGGCCGCCACCAGCGACACCCCCAGCCCCCAGCAGCGCTTCGCGCCGATGGGCAACCAGGAACCGCGCGAGGTCAAGGCCCTGCGCGAGACCAGGGAATACGCCGATCAGTGGTTCGAGGCCTTCCGCGCTGGCGTGAGCCCGAAGAACCTGCACGCCAACGGCGGCGCACAGCGTTTCCCGCTGTTGATCAATGCCCTCACCGAAACGGGCGGCTCGCCCGCGGGTGAGGATGGCGGTTTCCTGAACCCTGTCGAGTTCGACAACAAAATCCGCGAGCTGATGCGCGCGTATGTCGACCTGGGCAACTATGTCAGCATCGAGGACGTCAACACCTACTCGGGCTGGCGCGTGATCGAACAGTTCGCGGCTTCGAGCGGGCTGACCGAGACCACCACCGAGTTGACCGTCAAGGCCGATGGCGACGAGGGCGAATCGCCCAAGTTCAACAAGATCGAGTACGCCCTGCGCGAGTTCTCGGACTTCCTGCGCGTGGGTAACTCCCTGATGCAGGACACGCCCGTCAACATCATGGCCTACCTGAGCCGCTGGTTCGCCAAAAAGCTTGTGCTCACGCACAACAGCCTGGTGCTGACCAAGTTCAACGCCATCACGGGCACCGCCGTCAGCGACTACAAGACCACATTGAGCGCGATCAAGACCGTGCTCAACAAGACCCTCGATCCCGCGTTCTCCGCCTCGGCCATCATCGCCACCAACCAGAGCGGACTGGATGTGCTCGACCAGCTTGAGGACGGCACGGGCCGCCCGCTGCTCCAGCCCGATCCCAGCAGCCCGACCGCGTTCCGCGTGAAGGGCCGTCCCGTGGTCTACCTCTCGGATGCCCACTGGGCCAACATGACAGGCCCCGCCCGCGCCCGCATCGCCATCGGCGACGCCCGCGAGTTCGTGGCCCTGTTCCGCCGCTCGGGCCTGGAGTTTGCCTCGACCAACATCGGCGGCAGCGCCTGGCGCTCGAACAGCACCGAGGTGCGCGGCATTGCCCGCCTCGACTGCGAAACCCTCGACAGCGACGCGCTGACCGTTCTCAAGGTCACCCTGCCGTCGTAAGTTTGCACCGTCCTCTCCCTGCTCCAGGTTCGCAAGCGCCTGGAGCAGGACGAAAATAATCTCCAAAGGAGAATCCTATGACGGATTATTCCGTAGCCAAGAACAAACAGATGGACGGCGGCGATCGCTGGCAGATCAACGGCACCCTTGAATTTGGGGCTAAGGCCGTGATCGAGGGCGGCGCGCTGGTGGTGGCTGGCGTGGGCGCGCTTTCGACAGCGTTCCTGCATCACTACTCCATCGCCCCAGCGGCCAAATCCGCCACGGGCGTCCATGCCGCTGTCACTCTGGGCGCAGACGCCCAGACCGTGACCACGGACATCACCAACCCCGACGTGCCGCGCACCTGCACCGTCAAGGGCAACGCGTCGGGCATCGCTGGCAACGTGGTCATCACGGGCACCAACGTGGACGGCGACGAGATCACCGACACCATCGCGTTGAACGGATCGACCGAGGTCGAAGGCGCGAAGGCTTTTGCGACCGTCACCTCGATCCTGTTCCCCGCCAAGACCAACGCCTCGGGCGACACCGTCAGCATCGGCAAGGCCAGCTCGTTCGGCCTGCCCGAAATCGTCGACCACGACGAGCTGATGATCAAGTCGATCTTTGACGGGTCCGCGGACGCTGGCACCACCTACGTGGACGCCGACGAGGTCGAAAAGAACATGTACACCCTCGCGGGCACGGCCAACGGCACGAAGGTGCTCGACCTGTACTACATCGCCTGAAATTACCCCTCCCCGATGTGAGTCGGGGAGGAGGACGGATTTATGCCGAACATCCTGACCGCCAGCGAAGCCGCCACAGTCCTGCGCACCGCCAACGATGACGCCAACATGCTGCTGTTACTGCCGCAGATCGACGCGTTCATCCGTGACGCCACGGGCCGCGACTGGGCCACCGATGCAACCATCCACGTCACAGCCAAGGCCGCGGCGCGGATGCTGCTGGTGATGTGGCACGAGAATCCCGCGATGATCGGCAACACGGATGTGCTGAACTTCGGCCTGACGTCCGCCCTGGCGCAGCTCGAAGTTGTCGCCCTGCGCAGGCGCACGTACGTGTTTTACGGGTGCGACGGCGCGGGCGGGTGCGAGTGCCCTGGCTTGCAGGTGGGCGACCAGGTGCTGAGCCTGGTGGGCGTCTATGGCGCGTCTGGCAGCGCTTCGGCCTCGTTCGAGACCGTCGTTAGCGAGAATGGCGAGATCCAGCAGACCGCCACAGGCGACCTGTCGGAAAGCATCTACCAGGTCGTCGTGATCTCCGCCACGGACGCCCTGCTTCCGTAGCGTTGCTGTGGAAACGCTTATGACGCCAGACCCCTACATGCTCAGCCTGCGCGATTACGGATGGACAGCCGTCCTGCTGTTGTTCGCCATGCGCGAGGTCTGGCCCTGGGTGCGCGACCGCGTCATCCCCCAGGCGCGCGCCGAACGCACCGCAGAGACCAAACGCAAGCTGGAACAGGAATCACGCCAGACGCATGCGATGGAATTAATTGCCCAGGCGACGGACGAGATCAAAAAGCAGAACGTGCTGACCACCGAACGCCTGGCCAACCTGACCGCAGCGCTTAGCGAACACGACCGCTATACCCGCGAGTCCATGCCCGATATTTACCGCGCCGCAGGCCTGACGCCGCGCCGCAGAAAATCAGACAAACGACAATGATCCTCAACGGAAAAATGTCAAACCCTGGCGAAATGCGCACCTTTGTCACGTTCCAGAATCCGACCCTGTCGGAGGATGCGAGCGGGGCGCAGGTGGCTGCCTGGGCCGACGCCGCAGCCGTGTGGGTCAAGTGGGTCAACGCGCACGGACAGGAGGCGGCCAACTCGGACGCGCTCAAATCGGTGCAGCGCGCTACGGTCACCATGCGTTACCTGTCCAGCATCAGTGCGCTGACCTCCCTGCTGAAAAGCGGCGAGCGCTGGCAAGTGATCAGCCTCGACAATATCCAGGAGCGCAGCGAGTATCTCGAACTGGTGGTCGAGCGCGCGAAAGGCACGGTGTAATCATGCCGTCCCGTGGCGTGTTTACGCTCTCCAATTTGGAGGAGTACCTCGAAAAGATCGCGGCGGCTGGCCAGGATGTCGACCAGGCCTGCGCCGAAGCGCTCGAAGAGGCCGCGCCGATCGTGACGAAAAAAATGCACGAGGATCTGCGCGCATCGTCCGAGACCTGGACAGGCGCGACCGATGCGACCATCGAGCAGGCCCAGGCCCAGCGGGAAGGCAATTACACGTTCGTGGAGATCACCGCGGGCGGCGCGCCTGCTGAACAGGCGTTCTACAAGGAGTTTGGAACAGCGCGCCAGGCTGCCGAGCCGTTCTTTCGCCCGAGCTTTACCAACCGCCGCCACCTGTGGCGCAACGCGCTCAAGGCGGCGCTCAAGGCCAGAGGAATGACGGCATGACAACTGTGTTCGAGCACGTCAAGACCGCCCTGGGCACGCTTTCGCCTGCCGTGTCGTTTGCGCTGGCGCCCTACAAGGGCACCAGCGCAAACGACACTTATATCGTCTACCAACTGATTGGCAGCCCTGATGAGCAGAGCGCGGACAACGCCGAGACGCAGCGCTCGTACCTGGTGCAGGTCACCGCGTGGAGCCGCGCGGGGCTGGCCAGCCTGCCCAACGTCGACGCGGCCATGCTGGCCGCTGGATTTTTCAAACGCGATCAACGCCAGGTCCCGCAGGACCGCGAGACGGGTCATTACGGCCTGGCGACCGACTATGTCTATCTCGAATAAGGAGCAACATCATGCCTGGAGTAAATGAGTACAAATCCGTCGTGGGCGTGGACAGCGTTTACTACGCCCTGATCACGCAGGACGACGCCAACGGCTACGTGGCGGGCGCGCCCGCCAGCCTGGCGCCTGCGATGAACGTCAAGAGCACGCCCAGCACGGCCAGCGAAACGCAGTACGCCGACAACGGCCCGTACGACAACGTCAGCGCCGAGGGCGATACTGCGCTCGAATGCGAAGTGCCGAACCTGCCCGAGTCGGTGATGGCTGCGCTGGCTGGCGCAGTCTATGACGCGGTCAACGGCCGCGTGTTCGACGATGCCGACCCCGCCCAGGCGCCGTACTTTGCGCTGGGCTATCGCTTCAAAAAGAGCAACGGCTCGTATCGGTACCGCTGGTATCTCAAGTGCCGTCTCGAAAAGCCGTCCGAGGAAGCGCAGAGTCAGAGCGCCGCGGTCAACCTCAAGAGCACCACGCTCAAGATCACCGCGATGAAAACCATTTACAAGTTCGACCTGCTGGGCGATGCCTCGCGGATGCAGGGCGCGAAGCGCGTCCACGGCGACACGGACGACAGCGCCTTTGTGGCCACCAGCTGGTTCAGCGCGGTGCAGACGCCCAGCGCTGGCTCGCCTGCCGCGTTCACGCTTTCCTCGGTGCCCGCGGATGCGGCCACCAGTGTGGCGGTGGATGCCAACATCGTGCTGACCTTCAGCAACGCCCTGCGCGGCGGCGCCGAGGATGCGATCATCCTCACCTCCGCGGCGGGCGTGCCTGTGGCCTGCGCGCGCACGATCAACAGCGCCCGCAAGGTGGTGACGCTCAACCCGTCCTCGAACCTCTCGACCTCCACCGACTACCTGGTGGTCGTGCCTGGCGTCGTGGACGTCCACGGCCAGGCCCTGGCCAACACGGTGATCAACTTCACCACCGCGTCATAACATACTCAACCCAGGGCGCCATCCTCGCCCTGTGAGCGGGCCACACGCTGAGTTTAGCCGCCCCGTGGCGCAAGCGGCTGGTGAGAATTATGCAATCTCTCAAATTGACGCTCTACAACGCGGACGACACCATCCACCGCGAACTGACGCGCTCGATCACCCCCTGGGGCATCCTGGAGCGCGCGCTCGATCTACAGGATATGTTCGCAAGCCTGGAATCGGACGAGCACGGCCAGCCTGTGGGCGTGACGCGCGAGCACGTGCAGGAGTTGACCGATTTCGTCGTGTTCGTGTTCGACGATGGCGTCACGGCGGAGGAACTCAAGCGTAAGGCCTCCGTGGCCGATATGCTGGAGCTGTACCAACAGATCTTCGCGATGGTGCAGCAGACCATGCCCAAAAACCCTACAGCGGCCCTGGCGAAGCAGAAGGCGAACCTGCAGAAGGTGCGCCAGGGCAGGCGGTAAGGAACTGGGCGCGCAGGCTGAAATACACGCTGCTGGAATACGGCAAGCTGGGCAGCCTGCGCGAGATCGAAATGACCGATATGCGCTCGCTGCTGTTGTTTGTGGCCGAATATCCAGAGCATCAGCGCGCAGTGCAATCCAACGAGCGGCACGTCTACGGTGACCAAACGGACTTTGCCTAATGGCCGAAGCGATTGAAGCACTCTCAGGAAAACTAGGTCTCGACACGACCGATTTCAAGGCGGGCATCTCCGCGGCCAACCGCGAGCTGCGCGTGCTGGAGTCGGGTTTTCGCGCGTCCGCGTCGAGCCTGGGAGACTGGACGAAATCGGCCGACGGGCTGGAGATGCGCGTCAAGAGCCTGACCGGGCAGATCGATATTCAGAAGGCCAAGGTAGGAGCGCTGCGCGAAGAGTACGAACGCGTCAAGGCCGAGAAGGGCGAGAACAGCCGGGCGGCGCAGGATCTCGAAATTAAGCTCAACAAGGAAACCGAGACGCTCGGCAAAATGGAGAATGAACTCCAACAGTCCGAGCAGGCGCTCCAGGAGATGGGCCAGGCCGAAGATGAGACAGGCCAAAAGGCCGAGGAAGCGGGCGGTAAAGTAAGCGGATTTAAGCAGGTAATCGGCGGCATCGGCGGAATCGTCAAGGGCGCGATCACGGTCGTGGCCGGGCTGGCTGTCGCCGTTGTTGCGGTAACTACCGCGATCGGCGGGTTGGTGTTTTCGACTGCCGACGCCTCTGCCCAGCTGGTGGATATGTCTGCCAAGACGGGCATCAGCACCACGCGCCTGCAAGAGCTGGCCTACGTGGGCGAGCAGGTAGGCACGTCGCAGGATACGATCACGGGGTCGCTGGCGCGCCTCACGCGCTCGATGTTTACGGCACAGACGCAGTACGCCGACTACGTTGCTGCCCAGGCCGATGCGGCCGCAAAGGGTGAGGAGTTCGACGGTCAGCTGGGCGACAGCGCCGCCGCATTTGACCGGCTGGGCGTAAGTGTCACCGATGGCAGCGGCAACCTGCGCGACAGTGAAGCTGTCTTTAACGATCTGCTGACCGCCCTGGGCAACGTCCCCAATGAGGCGGAGCGCGATGCGCTGTCCATGTCGCTTTTTGGCAAATCGGCGATGGAGCTAAACCCGCTGATCAAGGCGGGATCTGAAGAACTGGCGCGGCTCAGCCAGGAGGCGCACGACGTGGGCGCGGTCATGTCCGAGGAGGACGTGTCTGCCTTCGAGGAGTTCGACGACACGCTGAGCAGCCTGCAAATGGGCCTCAAGGGCACAGTGGGCACACTGATGTCTGCGTTCCTGCCTGGGTTCCAAAGTGTGTTCAACCAGGCGGGCGGCTACCTGCGCACGTTCTCGGATATCGTCAAAAATTCAGACGGCGACATCGGTCATATTGCGCAGGGGCTGGGCGGGCTGATCGGGCAGATCATCGGCGACCTGGCCACCCAGGCGCCGCAAATGCTGACCGCGGGCCTGGGCATCCTGCAATCGATCATCGACGCGATCGTGACCAACCTGCCCGTGATGATTCCAGCGGCCATTGGCATGATCACCAGCCTGCTGCAGTTCCTGATCGACAACCTGCCGACCATCATCGAAGCGGGGCTGTTGATACTGATCGCGCTGGTGGATGGCATCGCCGACGCGCTGCCGACGCTCATCCCGGCCGTGGTGCAGGCGGTGATCACCATCGTCCAGACATTGGCCAATAACCTGCCGATGTTGATCGATGCGGCCATGCGCCTGATCATGGCGCTGGCTGAGGGCCTGATCGTGGCCCTGCCCATCCTGATCGCAGCCCTGCCGCAAATTATTTACACCATCCTCAATGCGCTGGTCGACGCCCTGCCGATGATCTTCGAATCGGCGGGAAAACTGATCGGTATGCTGGCCACGGGCATCGTGGCGGCCATCCCTGTGCTGCTGGTGGCGGCGGGCGAGCTGATCGTCAGCCTGGCGCGCGTGCTGGCCGATTTCTGGACGGAGCTTCCCGAGTTGGGCAAAAACTTTGTGCGCGGCCTGGTGGACGGTATCCAATCGGCGGCGGGCTGGTTGTGGGATGCGGTGACGGGTCTCATTCAGGGGATGCTCGACCGCATGTACGAGATGCTCGACATGCATTCGCCCTCCGGCGTCGGGAAACGAGTGGGACGCAATCTGTTCTCCAGCATCGGGATCGGCGGAGAAGAGGAGCAGGCGAATCTACAGCGCAAGGTGACGCGCATCCTGGGCAATCTGACCGCCAACATGCAGGCCAACCTATCCCCGCTGACGGGCGGAGGTCTACAGCCCGCGCTGGCCACGGCGGGCGGCGGCTCGATCTCGCTGGGCAATATCTACATCGACGCGCGCGGCGCGCAGGAGCCTGAGAAGATCGGCCAGGCTGTGCGCAATGGCGTACTTTCCGTACTGCGCTCGAAAGGAGTGCGCTGATGTATCGGCTCATCCGTTTCGGCCAGCAGTCGCTGGAGTTCTACAACCAGATCGACTCCGCGATCGGCAGCGGGGCCGCTCCGACCGCGTACAGCTCCCTGCCTGAGGGCGGCGCGTTCGATCTGTTCGGGTCGCAGCAAAAACACCCCGGCGCGGTGGAACGCTCGATCTCGCGCAGGTTGCAGCGTGCCACGGCTCCAGAGTTGACCGACCTATACATGACCCTGTTGAGCCTGCGCGGCACGCGAGACCAGCTCTATCGACGCACTGCCAGCGGCGATATCCACTGGCAGTATGCGCGTCTGGCGGAAGTAACCGCCGTCCGCGACTACCAGCTTGCGCAGTATCAGTTGATCCAGGACGTGGATTTGCGTTTCGTCTGTCCCGAGCTGTTCTGGCACGGCGACTATGGCGGCACCTGGTACCTGGACGCAGGGTTCGCACTGGATGCTGGCCTGGCGCTGGATAGCGCGCGCGAGTACCCGCTGACCAGCAGCCCGACCACGTTCACGATCACAATCGGGACAGCAGCCGACGCGGGCCGCGCGCCTGTGCGAGCGATGCGCATCATCGTCCGCGCTGGGGATGCGTCGATGACGTCTGTCACGATGGCCCGCAGAGGCGGCGAGACGCTGACGTACCACGGAGTCATCTCCGCCAACCAGGTGCTGCTGATTGACACCGGCACCATGCAGGTCACGGTCAACGGATCGGATGCGTACGATGACCTGGCTTTCGAGCCGACCGCAGACATGGCGGCCTGGTTCGCGCTCGCGCCAGGCGCGAACGAAATCACGGTAAGTTTCACCGGCGGAGGAACCGGCCGTCAGATCGAATTTTCATATTACGAGAGTTGGTACTAAGTGGAGATCCGCTCGTATTGGGTAGACGTTGAGAATGCCGCTGGCCAGCGCGTTGGCCGCGGGCCTATCCGCGCGCTCAATTTCGAGACGACCTCCGTTTTGTCTGCCAGCGGGGAATTTGGGTTCGACGTGTCCGCCGCTGACCCAAATCTATCTGCGCTGGCGATAAAACGTTCCGTGGTTTGCCGCTACGTGGACCGCGACGGACAGGTGCGCGTATTCGGCCGCGGGGTCATCGACAAAGTCATAAAGAGCCTGCTGGCGGATGGCAGCATGGGTCTGCGCGTCTCGGGCAATGACCAGGGCCGTGAGCTGACCTATCGCGCAGTTGGACAGCTTGATCTCTCGGGCGTGTCTGCCGCAGGCGTGCTGGACGCTCCGACGCGCATCATGGCGCTGGCGCCTGCTGGCTGGAGCATCCTCAACGGCACGACCAGTACATCTGTCTATGCCGGTTATGACGGCGAATCGGTGCTGTACGCGCTGAACGCTGTCACCGAAAAAATCGGGGAACACTGGCGGATGGACGGCGACCGCGTCGTGCGCTGGCTGGGGCCGGTCAGCGCGTGGTCAGCCTCTGGCATGCGCGGCGTGCAGCAGGTCAACGATCCTGTTTCCGCAGAAACGGCCCTCGACATCGCGGTGATCAGCCATCTCGAAGAGGAATCCGATGCGGCCGACCTGGTGACGCGCATCCTCCCGCGCGGCACCGGCAATGGTTCGGTGGCGCTGACGCTCAGTGGCGTGACGGCTGCCGCGCCCGCGGGCTACACGGTGGATGTGCCGAATAACTACGTCCGCCGCAACGATGCCGAAATTGACTATGGACGCATCGAGCGGTCGCTGGAGTTCGCGGATATCGGCCCGCTCAGCAACACCCGCGCCGATATCCAGGCCGCGGCCAACGCGTTGATGCTGGCATCGGTCGAGCACCTGCGCCGCTATGGTGCGCCGCAGAAATTCTATCGTGTGGAGTTCGGGCGGGTTGGACAACTGCTTCAGGTCGGGACGACCCTGCGCGTGGTGTATCGCAAGATCATCGATGGCGCGGTCGTGTATGACCTAGACGGGACGTATAACATTGTCGAGGCGCGCGCGCGCATCAGCGCCGAGGGCATCAGCACCGTGGAGGCGACCATCTCCACTATTGACCGGCTGCCGCAGTCTGACGATGGCGCGCTCGCCAGCCAGGTGGCCTCGGCGCGTGTGCTGGCCACGCATCAACAACTCGGGCCATCGGTCGATACGCTGACCTGGCGTGAGGAAATGGACGACGGTCACGGCGCCACCATGCGATTTTGGGCAGGCGACGAGTACACCAGCATCCAGCGCGCGCTGCTGCGCTTCCGCATTCAGCCGCTGCGGAGCACGGTAAAGTCGGTGGCAGATACGTCACGCACGACCAGCGCGGGCGGCGGTTCGAGCGCATCCAGCTCCTCGGGCGGCGGTTCGAGCCCGACCAGCTCTGCGGGTGGATCGTCCAGCCCGACCAGCTCCTCGGGCGGCGGCGGGACGCAGACCGCCAGCGACTCGATCAGCTGGAGCCATTCCGACTCGTCGATCCAAATTCCATCGGGCGCCAACCACTACCACGGCATCGGCGCGACCATGCACACGCATCCGGTGTCGATCCCAAATCACACGCACACGGTATCAATCTCTAACCATACGCACGGCGTCGACGTGCCTGACCACACGCACAGCGTGGACGTGCCTGCACACACGCACGAGATCACGCCCGAGATCGAGATGCAATACGGACTTTTCGAGGAGTCGTCCGCCAACACGCTGGGGCTGGGCGACCTGGCCATCCGCCTAAACTATGGCGCAGATCTGCTGTCGACCGTCCAGACTCTCAGCGGGGGATGGTACGAGGTCGACATCACGGATGAGCTGCTCGACGATGTGTTCCGCCCGCGCGCCGAGAGCAACGAGATCCAAATCACGACATCCACCGCTGATAAAACCGCACGCATCGAGGCGCAGCTGACCATCCGCGGCGTGGTGCAGGCCGTAAATTACGAGTAGGAGAGATCATGACGACAAATCACCATACCCCCATCACGTCTGGAGCCGCGGCGAATGCGTCCACGTTCAACGCGCCGCTGTCTGAGTTGGACACTGAAGTTACCGCCCAGGCGGCGCGTGTTTCCGACCTGGAGGCAGAGTCCATCGAATATAGCGGCATCGCGGCTGAATTTATGAACGGGCAGGGCGACTTTGCGGTACCGGCTGGCACAGGCTCGACCAACGGCCACGTGATCCAGGAAGACGGCGTCGACAAAACGCAGCGCGCCAAGCTGAATTTCACGGGCACGGGTGTGGCCGTGGTCGACGGGGCCAGCGCGACCGAAGTGCAGATCAACACGGGCGGGCACACGATCCAGGATGAGGGTGTCAACGTGACCGACCGCGCCATCCTGAACTTTGCAGGCGCAGGCGTGACGGTGACCGACAGCGGCGGGGCCAAAACTCTGGTGACCATCCCGGGCGGCATTACAGATCACGGCGCCCTGGCCGGTCTTGCGGACGACGATCACCCGCAATATCTGAAGGTCGCAGATTACGTGCCGACGCAGACGCCAAACATCCTGATCAATGGCGGCTTTGATTTTTACCAGCGCCAGGTTCCGACCACGTCGACGAATAATGCCAGCGGCACCTACCAGGCCGACCGCTGGAAAATGCAATTTGACACCTACTCGATCTACACGCGGCGCTACGATGGCCTGGCAGAGTCCGCGCTGACCTGCGCAAACTACGGAGCGTACACGCACCAGGCAGGCGGTGGCAAAAAGTTCATTCTCTACCAGACGGTCGAGTCCATCAACTCAGTCCCGTTGCGCGGGAAAACCGTGATATTCCAGATCAAGGCCAAAGTCTCGGTTGCAAAATCGCTGCGCATTGGCATCCTGGAGCTTCAAAACAGCGGAGCGATCGATACCATCCCGTCGACACTGGTCACGGCTTGGAACGCTGCGGGCACCGATCCGACGTTCGGCGCAAATGTCGCAAAGGTGAATGCGGTAACGGCATCTGTAACCACGAGCTGGCAGACGTTTTCGGTCAGTGTGACGATTCCGGCTACTTCCAAAAATGTTATCTGCGCGGTGTGGGCCTATAACGATCCGGGCGCCAACGTGGCCTGGTCGTTTGCAGAAGCAGGCCTTTACCTGGGCAGCAGCGTAGTATCCTGGCGGCCTGGACCGATCCAGGACGAGTTGATGCGCTGCCTGCGCTATTACGAAAAGACCTACGATAACGACGACGCGCCCGGCACGGCCACCGCGGATGGCGCCATCATCGCGTACGTGGCTGCGACAGGGAACAAATCCGTTGTGCCTATGTGCCAGTATTTTGCACCAAAACGGACGACGCCCACCGTCGTCTGTTACACAATCGAGGGTACCGCTAATAATATCGGCGAGTACAACGCAGCTGGAACACTCGTCTCCAACCGGGCACAGGGCATCGTGGCGAGCCAGAAAAACATATTCTATTACACTGCCACAAACTGCACCGCAGGAAACACCATGCGGTTCCAGTTCACCATTGATTGTGAGTTGTAAGGAGAACCATGCCAACACTAACCGGAAAAGTAATCGCTTCCAGTGGGCTGCCCATCCGGCGCTCTTATCCCAGCGGGACGGAAATCGGGAGGTTGAAATATAACGACCGGGTCGAGGCTTCGGTCGTCGAAGAGGGCTGGTGGAAGTTGAGCAAGATCACGCGCGGAACCACCAATATCCCGCTGCCTGGTCCCGTGTGCTGGGCTAACGGGAAATCCATTGCTCAGGTGACCACGCCTCCCCCGCCTCCGCCTGACACTGAACCGAAGATCGTCATTATTCTGGCGACATACGACGACGGTACCGAACAGGTCTTCGAGCCGCAGGCCTGACCATGCAGAGCGATTTATCCTGCCTGATCAGCCGTGATGTAAACGGCGGCCACGATTGCAGACACCGTACGGACCAGGTCCACGACTGGTGCGCGCGCTGTCAAATTAGATATCTGGTTCATGCCGAGCTTTTGACGATACGTTATCCGAACGGCGAAAGTGAGATCTTCGCGCCGAAAGTCACTCCGCCCCCACCTCCTCCAACGACTGGAGTTTTCCGCAAGCTCCTGCGGCTGTGGGATGTGGAAGGCCCCAACCCGCAGGGCGATACCGACCAGGAAGGCGTGTGCTGGACGCGGCAGGCGGGGAACTGCTCGGGCGTGCAGAACTTCTATTGGTTGGACGATCCACGGGAACGTGAGCTGATCCGCCGCGTTAACACAGGCATCGACGATATACCCTGGGATGAAAAACTACACTGGGCCGTCTGGGACGTGGCAGGCGGGCTTTATCGGGCAGAACAGCGCATGCGGATGGATATCCCCTGGAAGGATACCAGCCTGGTCATGGGGTCAAAATCTGCGCTGGCTGGCGAGTACAACCAGGTGCGTGTGTTGAGCGACATCGATGGATATACCGATATCGAGACCATCCCCGTTCTGAACAGCTACGATCACCTCTCGGTGGCCACGCATCCGCATTTATTCCATCGCGTCTACGTGACCAATCTCAAAGGCGTAACCTACGACACTCCGCATGGGATATTTTACAAGCCGCTCTTCGACCCAAGAGGCCGCCGCCGCGCCGCAGGTAACATCACTGGATTTTATGTGCGCAACCGCTTTCTGGGCGATACGTGGACGGTCATATCAGGCCTTGTGTCTTCGCGGACATGAGCAGTTCCAGTAGTTTGGATAAATCGCCAGTCTCTGCGTGCCCGAGGCTGGCGATCCTTGATTTAACATCGCCGCTGACGTAACGTCCATAGAGGGCGTCGGTGATGACGACAGAGTCGTGCATCATGTTCTGCGAAATGGCTTTGACATCTGCGATGGTGGCGGCTTGCTGAATGGCGTAGACGGCGTGGCCGTGCCTGAGTTTGTGCGGGGAGAGGTAGGGCAGGCCCGCGCGGTCGCACAGGGCGCGCAGATCGTCGCTGATGACGTGGCCGCGGCCGACGACGGCGATGGGGGTGTCGACCAGGCGCAGGCCGTCGCGGGCGATGTTGGCGTACCACATCGAGTCGGGAGAGTCGCCGCGCACGCGGGCGTCCCAGGCGGCGACGACGTCGTACAGGTCGGGGATGTCGAGCAGGTAGGTCAGCGCGGCTTTGTGGTTCTTGGTGCGCACGCCCAACTCGGGCAGCTGGCGGATGGTGCGCTCAGCGAGATCCACGCATTTCAGCGGCAGGCTGGCCAGGGCATCGGAGCGCATGGCGCTCAGGAACATCATGGCCACGGCGGCCTGGGCGCGCTCCTCGCGCAGTGTTTCTACGGAAACGGCCAGCAGGGCGCGCACGGCCTCCAGGCTGTAGTATTGGTGGTCGACCAGGCGCGAGGCCAGCGAGGCGCGGCGCGGGGGCTGGAGGTATTCGATCCAGCTCTCGGAAAGGGCCTTGTAGCGCGGCCATTCGGTGCGGGCGAAGGTAAAAAAATCGCGCACGGTTTGCAGGGTCTTGGTGATGGTGACGGGGGAGAGTGTCTGGTCGGGCTGCTTGAGGCTGCGGCGTGTGACCAGGTAGGCGGGCAGGGTGGGGTCGATGCGGCGGGCGTCGCTCAGCAGGGTGGAGTCTGCCCATTCCAGCAGGTGGCGCATTTGGCCGCGGT